CCAGCCATTTTTTAAATATAAATCTTTTTTAGATATATTTATTTGGTGATTGAAATTAATATTATAGATAATCTCATTATAGTTTTTTATCATATTATTGTCCTATATTATTTGTTAATATCCTATTGACACTATAATAAATTTTGATATTGTCAACCCAGAAAGCGAGGAAATAAAAAATGACAAAAAAAGAAAAAAACCCAGCGCATTGTTGGAAGACCTACATTGAGCAAGCCATAAAGATGGGGCTTGAAAGTCCAACGCCATATAGAGTAATTTCATATAAAAATGGAATTGGCATTAAAAAGATTGAGTTTATCAAATGATTAAAACACTTTTAATACTGGGTTTAATATCTGGTTTCGGCTTAATGTTTTTAGGTGTAATTGCTTTGTTTAGTAATTATGCTGAACTATTGTTTCCGATGTATGTACCATTGATAATAATTGTATCTGGTGTAATAATATTTTTTAGAACTCTATACCATATAAATAAAAATATATAACACTCTCAATAGTTAGTTAAACGCGCCAATTATCATTGGCGCGTTTTTTGTTTATGCGTGGCGCGTGGTTCGTGGCGCGTGGTCCATTAATCTAATAGTGGTCCCAACGCGACACCAAAAAATTAAAGTGGCAAAGCCCCCATACCCCCTTAAATCTAGAAAGGGATCCTAATGTATGTATATATATGCTTGATTTACACGGCCGTAGGGGCTAAAAATACTTTTGGTACCATATGAAAGAAACTATTAAAATAGATGAAAATAAATTACCTGAAAAAATTCAACACGAATATAAATTAAAAAAACTTTTGCGAAAAAGAGAGGACATCAAAGAAGGTGTCCAAGGAGATTTTTTAAATTTTGTAAAATATGTTTGGCGAGAATTTGTAGAGGGGTCCCATCACAGACACATTGCAGATAAGTTTAATCAACTGGCGTCGGGTGAAATAAATAGATTAATTATTAACATGCCACCCAGGCATACCAAATCAGAATTTGCATCGTGTTTGTTACCTGCATGGATGGTGGGCCTTGATCCAAAATTAAAGATCATTCAAGCAACCCACACAGCAGAACTAGCAATTCGTTTTGGTCGTAAAGCAAAAAATGTAATTGACTCGAAAGAGTATCAAGAATTATTTAAAACAAAACTTCAAGAAGATTCTAAAGCTGCTGGACGTTGGGAAACAAAACAGGGCGGTGAATATTTTGCAGCTGGTGTTGGTGGAGCAATAACAGGTCGTGGTGCTGATCTACTAATAATTGATGATCCACACTCGGAGCAAGATGCAATGTCCAAGGACCTTTTAGAAAAAGCCTACGAGTGGTATACATCAGGTGCTCGTCAACGTTTACAACCTGGTGGTAAAATTGTAGTCGTCATGACAAGATGGTCTACAAAAGATTTAACAGCAAAATTAATTGCATCACAGACAGAAGCAAAAGCAGACCAATGGCACGTGGTTGAATTTCCGGCGATCATGGACAACGAACCAGTATGGCCAGAGTATTGGAGTAAAGAAGAATTAGAAAAAGTAAAAGCAGTTTTGCCGAATGCAAAATGGAACGCACAGTGGATGCAAAATCCAACTAGTGAAGAAGGTGCAATATTAAAACGTGAGTGGTGGAATAAATGGGAAGAAGGTTATATGCCAAACATTTATCATGTTATACAATCATACGATACAGCGTTCACAAAAAAAGAAACATCAGATTATTCTGCTATCACCACTTGGGGGGTGTGGTACCCTAACGAAGACTCAGGTGCACAATTAATGTTATTAGATGCAGTCAAAGGTAGATATGAATTTCCAGAGCTGAGACGAGTGGCACTAGAACAATATAAATACTGGCAGCCTGAAACAGTTATCATTGAATCAAAAGCAAGTGGATTGCCATTAACTCACGAGCTAAGAAAAATGGATATACCTGTAACTAATTTTTCACCTAATCGTGGAAACGATAAACATACCCGTGTAAATGCTGTTGCACCTTTATTTGAATCTGGTATGATATGGGCTCCTGACGAAGAGTTTGCTCACGAAGTGATTGAAGAGTGCGCTGCCTTTCCGTACGGAGATCACGACGATTTAGTTGACTCAACTACACAAGCGATCTTGAGATTTAGACAAGGTGGTTTGATTGATCATCCAGAAGATTATGTAGAAGAGATCAAAGAAAAAAAGAAAAGGACGTATTACTGATGGTTAAAATTCCGTTAATGGTTGCAAAACCAGTTTTAAAAAAAGTTATAAAAGCTGTAGACAAAAGTAGAAAAGAGATTAGAAAATTTAGAAAAAATAGGGAAAAAGAATCTTCACCATCCACTACTGCTTTAAACAGAGCTCAAGAAAGATTAGAAAAATTAAGAGATGTAAAAAATGTTACTCTTGAAGCTTTAAAAAATAAGATGCCTAAAAAAGGTTTAAAATTAATAGAAAACACTTTTAAAGATGCTGCAAGAAAAAGAGCAACTATTAGAAATATAATGGCAGATCCCAAAAAACTAAAAAGAAAACCAAACTTTAAAGGCGGTCTAATTAAAAAACCTAAACTAGCCAAACGAGGATTTTAATGATGCTTAGAAAAAAATATTTACTAGGAGGACTTGTTGCAAGAGGACTCACAGCTGCAACTAAAAAATTCTTAAAAGAAGGGTCTAAAAAATTTCCTAAGTCTACAATCAAAGAAGGAATTACTAAAAGTCAAAAAACTCAAGCTGATACTTTTAGAAAAGCAAAAATAGTAGAGTATGCTCATAATAAATTACAAAAACTTGGTGGTAAAATTTTTAAAAAAGATAAGATAAAAACAAAATCTCATTTTGGAAGAGCAGATAAGATGGGAGAAAAAATAGTTAAAGATCAAAACAAACTTGAAAGAATGGTAGATATGTTAAAAAACAAAAATTTAAAAGCGCAAGGCAGAAAACCAAACTTTAAAGGTGGCCTGATCAGAAAACCTAAATTAGCAAAACGGGGATTTTAATGTCAGAGCTAACAGATAAATATTCCAAAAATTTTAGTCCAGAAAAAAAGAAGATATTCGAAAAACGTGTAGCCGATAATTTAGGTGCGATGTCAGAATTATCAGCGATACAGTTAGTATTAGCAGAAATGAGAGCAGAAGGAATGAAAGATGGGGGTATGATAGATAAGCCACTTGGATCAGGGGGCGTGAAATCTGGACCACCACCAAAAAGAGGTCCCAATCCACAAGGGTTGAAAGTTCCGTTAAAACAAGTTAAGACGTAAGGTTGGAGAAATTTAAATGGCAGAAATAGACAAGTCGCTTCCAAATCAGGTAAGAACCGAAATCGAAGTACCATCTGAAGAAGTCGATGTTAAAGAAGAGGTTGTAGAGAAATTACCTGTAGAAGTAACACCAGAAGAAGATGGTGGTGCAACGATTGATTTTGAACCAGGTGCAATCAACATACCTGGAACAGAAAACCATTTTGATAATCTCGCTGACATTTTACCAGAAGATATTTTAGACCCTCTTGGAAACGAGATGGTGCAAAATTACATGGATTATAAAACTTCCAGAAAAGACTGGGAGCAAGGATACATTCAAGGTTTAGATCTTTTAGGATTTAAATATGAAAATAGAACAGAACCATTTCAAGGAGCATCTGGTGCAACTCACCCAGTTTTAGCGGAAGCAGTCACACAGTTTCAAGCACAAGCTTACAAAGAATTATTACCAGCAGAAGGACCTGTTAGAACACAAATCATAGGTATTACCAGTCCACCAGTAGAACAACAATCACAACGTGTAAAAGATTACATGAATTATTTATTAATGGATCAAATGCAAGAGTACGAACCTGAGTTTGATTCTATGTTATTTCACTTACCACTTGCAGGTTCTACATTTAAAAAAGTTTATTACGATCAGTTATTAGGTAGAGCTGTTTCTAAATTTGTACCAGCAGAAGATTTAATTGTACCTTATACTGCAAACTCTTTAGATGATGCAGAAGCAATTATACACACAATAAAAGTTTCAGAAAATGATTTGCGTAAACAACAAGTTAATGGTTTTTATTCGGATATAGAACTTGGCCCACCAGGACCAGATACAAATAATGAATTAGAAAAAAAAGAACGAGAATTAGAAGGCACTAAAAAAACTGGTAGGCAAGAACCAATGTATAATATTTTAGAGTGTCATGTGAATTTAGATCTTGAGGGATTTGAAGAAGTAGATTCTGAAGGTGAACCTACAGGAATTAAGCTCCCTTATATAGTTACTGTTGAAGAAGCTAGTAGAAAAATATTATCTATTAGAAGAAACTACAATCCTGATGATCTAAAGAAAAGTAAAATCCAATACTTTGTCCACTTTAAATTTCTTCCAGGACTTGGATTTTATGGCTTCGGTTTAATTCATATGATTGGTGGATTAAGTAGAACAGCGACTTCTGCTTTACGTCAGTTATTAGATGCAGGAACCCTGTCTAATTTGCCTGCAGGATTTAAACAAAGAGGAGTAAGAGTAAGAGACGAAGCATCACCTATACAACCTGGTGAGTTCAAAGATGTGGACGCACCAGGTGGTAACTTGAGAGAAGCATTTTTTCCATTACCATACAAAGAACCATCAGCAACATTATTACAGTTAATGGGTATTGTAGTAACCGCTGGTCAGAGGTTCGCGGCTATTGCTGATATGCAAGTGGGTGATGGTAATCAAGGCGCTGCTGTTGGCACAACGATTGCATTATTGGAACGTGGATCACGGGTCATGTCTGCAATACACAAAAGATTGTATGCAGGGATGAAAAAAGAATTTAAACTTTTATCAAAAGTAGTTTCACAATATCTACCACCAGAATATCCATACGACGTGGTCGGTGGAGCACGAAACATTAAACAAGTAGACTTCGATGATAGAATAGACATCGTTCCTGTTGCAGATCCAAATATATTTTCTATGGCGCAAAGAATATCTATGGCACAAACAGAATTACAACTTGCGCAATCAAATCCACAAATACATAATCTATATTCTGCTTACAGAAAAATGTATGAAGCAATCGGTGTTAAAAATATAGATCAAATATTACCACCTCCTGCACCTATGGCTCCAATGGATCCAAGTGTAGAGCATATTAATGCTTTAGGTGGTAAACCTTTTCAAGCATTTCCTGGTCAAGATCACAGAGCACACGTTACAGCTCACTTAAATTTTATGGCAACTAACATGGTTAGAAATAATCCTGCAATTATGGCAGCGATACAGAAAAATATTTTAGAACATATTAGTTTAATGGCACAAGAACAGGTGCAATTAGAGTTTAGAGAGCAAATAATGCAGTTACAAATGCTACAACAGATGGCAGCAACAGATCCAAGCGCTGCACAACAGCTACAACAGATCTCTCAAGCTATTGAAGCTAGAAAAGCAGTGTTGGTTGCAGAGATGACAGAAGATTTTATGAAGGAAGAGAAGAAAATTACGTCACAATTCGACTC